GACCGACGCCGGCGACCACTGACGCCAGCGCCGACGTTGAGGCCGCCGTGTCGCCCGCAGGGGCCAACGAGGCGCAAGAACGGGAGGATGCCGCCCAGCGACTCCTCAAGATCGGCGTCGAGGGCAAGCCCCGCACCCGCGAGAACAGCAAGCAGGCCACCGTGCTCGAGATGCTGCACCGCCCGGCGGGCGCAACGATCCCGCAGATCATGGAGGCCACCGGCTGGCAGGCGCACACGGTGCGCGGCACCTTCGCCGGCGCGTTCAAGAAGAGACTCGGACTCACCCTCACCTCGGACAAAGCCGAGGGCGGGGCGCGTATCTACCGAATTGCCTAATCCGAAAACAACAAGGGCGGCCCCTTCAGCCGGGGTCCGCCTTGCTTCATTACCATGGAGAGGGGTTACTTCCCCTTTTTCTTGGGCGCGACGGCTGCCTTGAAGGCTGCGCCCGCCTTGAAGGTCGGTACCGTGGTCGCCGCAATCTCCAGGGCTTCGCCCGTCTTGGGGTTCTTGCCGGTACGGGCGGCGCGTGTGGACGCCTTGAAGGTGCCGAAGCCAATCAGCGCGACGTCATCGCCGTTGGCAACGGAGGCGGTGATGATCTCGAGCAGCGCCTCGACGGACTTGCCTGCGGCGGCTTTGGTGACGTCCGTCTTGGCGGCGAGTGCTTCAATCAGTTCCGATTTGTTCATGTGGGTGGCTCCCTGTCGTTTAGAAGGGGCGGATTCTGCCACCTTTTGTTCGTCCAGCAAGATTGACTTGATCTACTTCCAGAACAGCGCGTTCATAAGGGCGTTGCATCAATCACCCCAAGGAGACCCCCCATGCAAACCCCTGACGCTATCCAGAACCACCGCAACTACGACGCCGACGACTACGCCTACCTCATCGCCAAGGGCTGGACGGACGCGGAAATCCTGGCACGATGGGATGCCGAAGCCAAAAGTGGCAATGGCCCCTGCCGCTGGCAGAGCGCATCGGCACGCAGCAAACTGACTGCCATCACGGGTCGCAAATGAGCCAACCGACAAGCCTGGCAGAATGATTTTAAATTTTCCGGCATTCCGCTTGGCTTCTCAATCAAACAGCGCGTTCATACGGGTGTCGCAACGATCAACCCGAAGGAGATGACCATGACCACCACCAACCTGATCCCCGCCACCCAGAACGAAGCCTGGGGTTTTTGGGGCGCGATGAACGAAGATGCAGAAGCCGCCTGGCCGATCGCGATGACCGCGATCTCGGAAGCCACCGCCCAACCCCTCGAATCGGTCCGCGCCTTCCTCGACAGCCGCCACGGACGGCATTTTGCGGACGACGTCCGCAACCAACGCCTGGTCGGCAACCACATCGAACAGGCGATCGACGCGGCGGTTTCCCGGTGGATGGGCTGGACAATCACTTTGCCGACCAGCAAGCAACACGGCATCCCGCGCGGTCTGACCTACCTCACGGGTTTCGTGATCCACTGCGCGATCGCCGAAGACGCACTCGCCGCCTGAGGAGAACGACATGACTGCCCGCACCCCCCACGCCCGCATCGAAGCCAACTACCACCAGTTCATCGCCGAACTGACGGCACTCACCCGCAAGTACGGGGTGGCCATCCAGTCAGTCGGCGGCGTGACCGTCGCCGACCAGGTGAGTGAGTTCGCGAACGTGACCTACATCGCCGACATCAGCAGTGGCGACCTCTACCCGGGATTCCCCGAGTCCTGAGGCCGCAGCGAAGGCCACCCCGTCCGACTGGCGGGTGGCCTGACCGCCGGAAAAATCCTCCCACCGGCGCACGATCACATCCACGTACTTCGGATCGAGTTCCATTAGCCGCGCATGGCGGTCTGACTTTTCTGCGGCGATCATCGTTGTGCCCGATCCGCCGAAGGGGTCAAGCACCACGTCACCCGGTCGGCTCGAATTGCGAATCGCCCGTTCCATCAGTTCGACCGGCTTCATGGTCGGGTGCAGATCATTCTTGTGCGGTTTGTTGATGTTCCAGACATCGCCCTGATCGCGGGCACCGCACCAGTGTCGCGTTGCACCCTCGCGCCAGCCATACAGAATCGGTTCGAACTGCCGCTGGTAGTCGGCGTGACCCATCGTGAAGGTGTGCTTTGCCCAGATGATGAAGGTCGACCACTTGCCTCCTGCTGAGCGGAATGCGGCCTGCAACACGTCCAGTTCGGACGATGACATGGCCACATAGATGCCGCCACGACAGTGGGCCAACGTGGGTGTCAGTGCAGCCAATAAAAAGTCGTAGAAGCCGTCGCCCAGATTGTCGTTCAAGATTGCGCGATTCTTGCCGCGCATCTTGTCCTTGGCCGAATTGGCGTAATTCACGTTATATGGCGGATCGGTAACGACCATGTCGGCCATCTCATCGCCGAGTAGCGTGGCGTAGGCATCCGCATCCGTAGCATCGCCACACAGCACGCGGTGATTACCGCAGAGCCAGACATCGCCTGTGCTGGATACCGGTGGGCCGGCATCAGGCACGGCATCTTCATCCGTCTCACCCTCGGTCGTCGTCTCTTCGCCGGCCAGCAAATCGGTGAGCGCATCGGCATCGAAGCCGGTCAAGGACAGATCGAAGTCGTCGTCCCGAAGATCAGCCAGTTCCACCTGCAGCATGGCATCGTCCCAGCCAGCATTCTCGGCGATGCGGTTGTCTGCGATGACCAGGGCGCGACGTTGGGTCGGTGTCAGGTGGTCGAGCACCACGACCGGGACGGTACCGATGCCGAGCTTCTGTGCGGCGGCCAAACGGCCATGCCCGGCGACCATGACGCCGTCGCCACCGGCCAGAATCGGGTTGGTAAATCCGAACTCGGCAATGGAGGCGGCGATCTGTGCCACTTGTGCATCCGAGTGCGTCCTCGCATTGCGGGCATAGGGGACGAGTTTGTCGGTCGGCCACTGCTCGATCTTGTCGGCGAGCCACGAGATCGTCATGTAGGTACTCCCAATCGTTCTGTGGCGACCGCATCAAACGTCTGGCCAGTCGCCACCAACGTCACCGGCACCGCCGGAAAATTCTGCTGGAAGCGTTTGACCGTCACATCGACATACGCCGGCGCGATCTCCATTGCCCGGGCAACCCGCCCGCTACGCTCTGCCGCGAGGAGGGTCGTGCCAGAGCCGCAGAACGGTTCGAACACGAGTTCGCCTGCGTCGCTATAGGTTTCCAGCACATGCTGCGGCAACGCCACCGGGAACACGGCCGGATGGTCGATGCCCTGCCCGATCTTGCCCTTGTGCCGCATGATGCGAATGACGGAATCCGGAATCTTGGTCTCCTGGGTGGGCGTACCCGCGGCGGTCCAGCCGCCCACGGTGCCATCGGCCTTGCGCAGGGCGGTCGAACTGCCATCCTTCCTCAAATGGGTCTCCTGGCCGGCGAACTTGCACGGCATGATCTTGTTGGCCTGCCGGGCCTGGCGGTTGAAATGGAAAACAAACTCGAACGCAGGTGCCAGCCGGCCGTTCCAGTCGCCGGGAAGTCCCGGCCCCTGATCCCAGACGTACCAGGCAAAGCGCCGCCACCCGTGGCTGCGCATCCAGTCGAGCCAGCCGTCCCAGTACGGGAGGACTTCGTTGTCGCGGTGGATCAGCCCGAGGTTGACCAGCACCTGGCCGTTGGCGGCCATCGGCAGTTCTGCAAAGACACCCCGCATCAGGGCATCCCAATCGACGAGGGTGTTCGTGTAGTCGCGCTGGTTGCCGTAGGGCGGTGAGGTGAAGCACAGCACCGCCCGCTCGCCAGCCATCAAGGTGGCGACGGCAGAGGCATCGGCCGCATCGCCGCAGAGCACGCGGTGCGCCCCGACCTGCCAGATATCGCCAGTGCGCGACACCGGATGGACCGGCACCTCGGGCACCGCGTCGGCGGCATCGTCATTGGTGACCGTCGTGGCCTCCCCGTCCGTCCCGTCCTCGCCATCGACCAGCAGGTGCTCGATCTCGTCGTTGGAGAAGCCGGTCAGCGTCAGGTCGAAGCCCGACTCGGACAATTCGGCGAGTTCCAGGGCAAGCATCTCTTCGTCCCATCCGGCGTCGAGCGCCAGGCGGTTGTCAGCAATCACGTAGGCGCGCTTTTGCGCCGGTGTGAGATGGCCGAGTTCGATCACCGGCACCTCGCCCAGCCCCAGCTTGCGCGCGGCCAAGAGACGCCCGTGCCCGGCAATGATGCCCTGCGCCCCATCGACGAGGACCGGCGTGGTCCAGCCGAATTCGACGATGCTGGCGGCGAGCTTCGCCACTTGCGCATCGGAATGCGTGCGGGGATTCCGCGCAAAGGGGATCAGCGTCTCGACCTTCCGGTACTCGACGCGCAGCGTTTCGGTCATAGGAATGCAAAAACCCGCCACAGGGGCGGGTCGGATAAGGGGTGGAAACATCAGCAGGTGGTAACCCGGGTGGTAACTGGTAACCTCGTTGCACGGCCTGACGCTATCGAAATGCCGCGCTGTCGCCTCCCGCATGGGTTTTTGGCCAGGAAGGACCCATCGAATTTTCTGACTGAGAGGGATGTGGTTTCACACCCACACCGCTCGCCAGATCATAGCTGTCATGCTACCCAAAAACCGTGGTCGATGTTGCACGCTCAAAAGCCGCTCATCCCCTTTCATTGCCGCTCTACTGCTCGCACTCACGCTAATTCACGTCAAATCACGATTGCATGACTGACTGTTCACGCCAGCGTACTGACCTGCTATCCTAACGGCTGGCTGGATCGAAGCCTGCTGCCCACCTTGGCGCACCTGGACGGGACGATCATCACCGATTTGCATTTGAGATTCCTAACCAGCGGGTCTCGGCAGTGGGCACCGGCTTTCCGCGAAACGGATAGGAGTTGCACAATGCGTACCCAAATCATCATCTCATCTGCTGACGTCGAGAAGCTCAAGCAGAAGGCCCGCAAGCTCAAAAAAGATAGTGGGACACCCCACCATGAATCTTTGGATCAGATAGCACAGGCTGCCGGCTTCAACCACTGGCACCATGTATCGGAGTCAGCCAAGGCATTCAAGCCGACCGAGCAGGCATACTACTTCGGCGTAATCATCGCCATGGACGTGAAGGATGCGATGGACTTTCGTGACCCGTCTGGTGGTTTCGTTGAAGACCCGTTCGCCTTTGCTCTGTGCGCTGACGACATTTACGCCTATATCCGTGAGGCAGATGATGATGGAGACTCTGCCGACGATGACCAGCATTACGCTGAAGACAAAGACGAATGGATGCAAGACGAAATCATGAATTACGTCTTCTTCCGATACACAGGGCCCACGGTACCGGAGCAAGTCAATGATGTGGTGGCAATGGTGCGCGAGTGTTCGTTCTGGCCACCTGTCTTCATCTGGCACAAAGGTGCCTTTCAGGAAAGCCCGAGCGATGAGGCCATCGATGAGGATGGCGAGATCGTCGGGATTCGATTCTGATCATCCGGACGATGCAACGGCTGGCCCAGTATTTAGATGCTGGGCCACTACCTGAAGTGCCTTCTGCCACCGTCTCCACGCCGTCGTCCGCTCACAACCAAAGCGACGACAGATGACTTTCCACTCGTATTGCTTGGCCCGCATCCAGACAAGGTGTCGCTGCTCAACCTCGAGCCATTGCACCCAGCGCATCGTCTCCATCATTCGATCGATGGCCTGCGGGGTCGGCGGCAAGGGGCGGTAGACGTGCTCGTCATCGGGGCAGGACTCCCATACCTCCCGAGCGAAGGCAGGCCAGACATTGAAGTAGCCCTGAACCCTGACTCGAGGCAGTCGCCGTCCGGTCTCTACCGCATCAGAAAATCGTGCTGCCACATCCTCCATCGTCCATTCAGCCATGACGTTTCCCTCCGTAGAGGCGCTCGCCGATCCGTCGCACGAACTCCCGTTCGACGAAGTCCAGACGGTCGTCCTGCTCGGACACCACGAGGATGTTCTGGTCGCGCCAGCCGGACTGTTTGATATTTTCCAGGTCGGTGGTCTGCGGCTGCAGGCGACCGAGAGGGCAGCGGTATTGCTGTGCTGGAATCTTCACGTCACACCTCCTGCGTCTCGATGGCCCAGTGCAGCAAGGCCAGGGCATCGGCTTCGTTGTCGTCTTCGGGATCGTGACCGCGTGACAGTGCGGCTGCGATCATCTCGTCCTTGCCGGCATTGCCTTTGCCGGTCGCGTGCTTCTTGATCGAGCCGACTGGCACGCCCTGGTACGGGATGTTCTGGTGCTCGCACCAGGCAGTGAGGTGGCCCATGAAACCGCCGTAGGCGTGCGCGGCATCGACGCCTGCGTGTCGCCGAACCTCTTCGAAGTACACCGCATTGATGGACTGGCTCGCCGACAGCAATTCATTGAGCCAGCGCTTGAAACGCAGGAAGCGCATGCCACCTCCTTCGAACCGCTGCGGCTTGAAGCATTGCGTGCCGCTGATAATGCTGCCGTCCAGGTGGTGCAGTGCCCACCCGGTATTCGTGCCCAGATCGAGGGCCAGGATCGTCGTGTTCATGTGTTCAGTCCTTTCTTGTTCTCGGTCTGACGCAGCCGACACGGTTTGTCGAAACATTCCCTGAGGCGCGCACGCGCACACGTGTGGAGAGTTACGTGAAAGAGCGTCGGCTGCGTCAGACGGATGGTTTTTCATGAGCGTCAGTTGTCTGCGTAAGGGGTGTAAGCGGGCGGGGGCGGGTTCTTGAGGCCGATCCCCTGAAATCCCCGCACACCCACGCTGTTGCGCCATTTCTCAATTCCGCGTGTGATGAGCAGATCGGAAAAGCGCCGCTGCGACCCACTGAATTCGCCCGCCGCTTCCGACCATTGCTTCCAGTCGGTAAACAGTTCGGCAGTCAGCGACTTGGCGTTGGGCTCGCGCACGCAACACTCCTCCAGCCAACGGCCCAGCGCATCCTCGGCTTCGAAGTACTCCTCGGTTGCCTCCACGACCCGCTGGGGAGGATCGAGCCGTCCCAGGCGTTGCCAGTCGAGACAGCCCTGCACCGCCCAAGCCAGGATGCCGTCACGCTCGGCCAGCAATTTCTGCTGAAGATGCTTGTCGCGGCGATCGGGCGGCACGGTGATCGTGAACGGGATCAAGTGCAGTCGCCGTTTCATCGCTTCGTCGATATTGCGAATCGCGGGTTTGTGGTTGCCAGCCACGAACAACTTGAACTGCGGGAAGAACTCGAAGAAGTCCTGGCGCATGAAGCGTGCGGAGATCTTGTCGCCCCCGGTCAGGTTCTTGACCTTCGATTCCGCCCAGCGTCGCCCCTGTTCGGTTTCGATGGCTGCCACGAAGCGTGCGCCGCGCAGCCCGGCCATATCGGTCGGATGCCGGTCGGTGCGCGTCTCCATGAAGGTGTCCATCGGCGCATTGGTGGCATAGTCACCGAGGATGGTGGCCAGCGTGTTCACGAACACCGACTTGCCATTCGCGCCTGTGCCGTACAGGAAAAACAGCGCATGCTCTCGCGTCGAGCCGGTGAGGGCGTAACCGACCATCCGCTGCAAGTAGCTCTGCAATTCCGTGTCGCCACCCGTGACTTCGTCGAGGAACTGACGCCAGATCGGACAGTCGCCCCCGGGCGTAGCTGTCGTCATCTTCGTCATTCGGTCAGCACGGTCATGTGGACGCTGCCTGCCGGTCTTGAGATCGACCACGCCGCCCGGGGTGTTGAGCAACCAGGGGTCGGCATCCCACTCCTCGGTGGTGGCAGCGTGCCTGCGATCCGCCCGTGCCAGCCGTTCCACACCGCCGACCGTACTCGAACTGGCGAGCTTCGCCGCCACCTTGGGATTGTCTGCGCGAACAGCAGCGTGGCGGCAAACGCTGCGGATCAGGTCGGTGGCGGCCAGCGTGTCCTCGGTGCGCCAGCGATTGCCGTCCCACACCAGCCAGCGGCCCCAGGTCGCCACGTAGCGCCAGTCGCGGTGGTAGCGTCGGGTGAAGGCCAGCGCCAGTGCATCCTCCGTACCCCAGACCGACTCGTCGCTGCTGGCCACAGGATCGGCATCAACGGTGATGTCGTGCATCTGCAGGCGCGGGCCATGAGCGAGAAATGCCGCAACGTCAAAGCCCTCGGCGATGGCGTCGGCCGCATCCCACCCCTCGGCTGCCTCCTCTGGCGGGTATAGGATGTGGCAGGTTTTCGCGCCCGCCGACAGGATGGCCTGCGCTGCCTGCGTCGCATAGTCCCAGCCCGGCTTGTCGCGGTCAGGCCAGATCAGTACGGACTTGCCGGCCAACGGCGACCAGTCGGTTTTCTCCACCGGGGCATTCGCGCCGTGCATCGCCGTCGTGGCAGTGACGCCCGTATCGATGAGCGCCTGCGCGCATTTCTCGCCCTCGACCAGTATCACCTGGCTGGCCAATGCCAAGCCGGGCTGATGGTAGAGCGGGCGCGGCTCGGGTGGCGTCATCTTTCGGCGTTTGGCGTCCCACGGACGAAACTCCTTCTTCCGTCCGGGTGGGTCGTAGCGGTAGACCACCGCGATCAGATTTCCGGCCGCGTCGAAGTAGTCCCACTTCGCGGTGGCCGGGCCGAGGTCATCGACGGGTGGCTCCTTCTTGGCCTTGCGGGAGGTCGTCGACGGTGCTTGCCCAAGCAGATCTGCCGCGTGCTGAAGCACACGCGGAAAATCCGTCTGCACATTGGCACCCAAGTGGGCAGCGATGAGATCGAAGATGTCACCGCCATCCCCGGTCGCACGATCGGTCCACAGCCCGGCCTTCTCACCATCGAGAACGACCTCGAGGCTATCGCCTGGGCTGCCAAGCACATCGCCGATGAGGAATTTCCCTTTGCGCTTCTTGCCCGCAGGGAACAGTGTGGCCAGGACCGATTCCAGTCGAGCGACGAGATCGGTCCTTAACGACTCTCGTGTCACTCCGCTGTCCTGTGGCAACTCAACATGGGCTTCGTTGAAATCAAGCATTCGACGCGCCCCCCTGTGCCAGCATCCAAGCTTCCAACTCCTGCAATTTGAAGCGCACGAGCTTGCCGACCCGGTAATGCGGTATGCCAAGCCGCTGACGCTCCTTGGGATGAGTGAGCAAGTACATCGGCAGATTCAGGCAATGGGCGGCCTCGCTTGCATCAACTAAGCGCTCGCCAAGTACATCGGTGATGGACGAAGGGTTCATGGTGTATTCCTCCAGCACCGGTCCTGCCATGCGCACATCCGGCACTCAAAGTGGGTGGATTCGAGAAAGCTGCGTGGCAGCAACTCTCCGGCATCCGTGGCCGAAATAATCCTCAGCGCTCGGTCGGACATGCGCTGGGCCAGTGCAGCATCGAACGGCACCAGTTCGGTGTAGATCTCCATGGTGTCGGCATTGATCGCCGTGAAGATTGCCGGCTGTTCATGCAACTCCAGATAGGCCTGGTAGATCGCTACCTGCGCGGCATAGATCGGTTTGGCCACGGCCAGCCGGTTTTTCTCCAGGTCACGCCACGACTTCGATCCGAGGCACTTGCACTCCCATAGAGCTGGGTAAGCAAAGCCCTCGGGGCCATCGACGATGACGCCGTCGATGTGCCCCTGCAGGCGTCCGCCGACCGCCGAGAAACCGAACTGATCGCCACTGGGTTTACGGGTGCGCAGATCGAACCCGGCTGCCCGCAACCACTCGACCATGCAGTCCTCCATGACATGGCCACGCTCGAAGATGCGTAACAAGCGCCCATCGGTTTCTCGACCGTGATCGACCGGCGCCTTAGCAAACTCGTACTGCAGGGCACGTTCGCATGACGTCCCGAGGCGCGAAGCACCCAGGTACTCACGCTGCACCTCAGTGGAGCGCACGCGCTGCATTCCGGCATCGATCAGTGCGGCGATCTGTCCAGAAATGCTGGAAGAGGAGTTGAAGTCCATCATGACTTGCCTCCCTTCCCGTCTTCCCAAGGCAGGTCATCCTCCAGATCGGCGAACGGACTCGCCAGCGGATCGCGGGTAGGCGCCATGCCCCGCACCGGTGGGAATTTGGTCGCCTCGTGGTGCACGACCATCGCATCGGTGTAGCAGGTCACGATGGCATCGATCACGCGCAGCGCCTCGGCCTCGGAGTAGTTGCCGAGCGGCTTGGTGAACCCGATCGCGCCGGCTGCCTCGCCGAACGCTTTGAGACAACTGCGCATGGCTGCCAGCTCGACATCAGACGGATCGATCATGACGACCTCCCTGATGCCCTTGCCGCCGTCCTTGACGCGCAGCCAGTTGCCATACAGTGCGTGAAACGCGTCCTGGCAGCGTCGGGAGCAGAACACCCAGTCGATGGGGTAGCGCCGAGGGTTGCCGATGCGATGCCGGCTGTCGGAATAGCCGAATCCCCTGGCCTGGCGCTTGCAGACCCAACACTTTCCGCTCATACATGACCGCCTCCCGGCTGCGATCCACGCCGGGCACGGACGACATGCTCAGAGCAGAAGGCATCCAACTCGACGTAGTCGTTCCGAATGGCGGTCGTGCCGATGCGCACACCCTTCGGATGGCGGCAGCGAGCGATACGCAAGCCGCCAATATCGCTGGCACTTGTTGGGTCGAGATGATGGCAATTGCCACAACGTTTTCCGTTCATGCCCACGCTCCTACTGTGCCCAGGCTGGCTTGCCAGTGGCAGCCGGACGCTGAGGAGTCGCATGGGGCGGAGTCGCCTGCGCTGGCGTAGCGGAACTGCCTCCGGTCGGCACCTTGGGCGCCATTCCCATCAGCGCCGCGTAGTCCTTGTGATCGGGTTCGACGGCCAGCTTGACCACGTTGCGGTTCTCGCCCTTGGCGTCCTTCTCGACATCCACGCGGGCCAGAAACTCGATGCCATCCAAGTCGGCGAAGCCGTTGATGCGCCGGGCAGTGGCGGCTTGGGGTGAGTTGTCCTGAGGCGAGACATTGCGAGCGGAATTGAGGATGCCGCGAATCATGCTGCGGCCCATCTGACCCCAGGCTGGCCCTTTCCGGGATTGCAGGCCGATGTTCGACCACATCTTGCGTTTGGCAAACGGGCCTTCCAGCACGACGAATTCGCAGGCGAGGTAGACGCTGCCGGTGTCGAAGCTCTCTGTGGCATAACCCCCGGTCCAACCCTGGGCAGGATCGTCGTGACCGCCCGGCTTGATCGTCATGCGCACCTTGACGAGCGCGCCCTTGGGGATGAGATCGAAACCCTGTTGCTGTTCTGCATCGTTGAAGTCCTGCCAGGTGTTCTGGTTCATGTGTTTCTCCTTGAATTGGGTAAATGCGATGGATTGGCCTGCGGCCTCAGTTGCTCTGGGTGCCGAGGCATTTCTGGATGAGCTTGCCGAGATCCGGCTCCTCGATAGCGTCGAGGCGGCCACTACGGTCCTTGCTCGGGTAGCCAAAGGTGTTGTCAGCGCGGGTGACAAAACCTCGGTAGGTCGTGCCGTCGTCAGCCTTGAGGATGGCCAGGGTCACGACCTCATCGAGGACGCCAGGCAATTCCAACGCGGTTTTGCTGCCTTCCAGTTGCAGCTGGTAGTAGCGCCGGTTGAAGTCATCGGTCTTCTCCTCGAGGATGGCGACGTAGATGACGTGCTTGTCCCGGACGTGTTGCAGGTGCGTGAGCGCCGTGATCATTTCCTGGCCCAGCAGGCCGTAAGCGCCCCGACTATCCGGTTTGCCGTTCTTCTCGCTGAAGGCCTGCGGCTGGGTCTTGCACCAGGCGAAGCACAGGCGCGAGAGCACGGTCAGGCTGTCGACGAAGTAGGTGTCGTATTTGGCCAGCTGTGCCGGGTCGCCATACCGGGTGCAGACATGCTCGAAGTGGGCCTGCGAGAACGACTGTTCGGCGGTGGCGGTCGGCATCGGGCCGGCGAGGAACACCACGAGATCGCGGAACTCTTGCCAAGTGCGCGGCCGCACGGTGTCACCCGGCCAGTCGCGCACCGAGAGATCACCAGCCTCGAGATCGACGAACAGCGTGGAATCGGCCGGCAGGGTCTTGAGTTGTGTGGTCTTGCCGACACCGGGAAAACCGACCAGGCCGACCTTGGCGCTATGCCGCTCGCGCATCCGTTCGTCGGCTGAAATAATGGGTAGAGACATTACGCGGCCTCCTTGAGCAGATCGGCGACTTCAGGCCGCCAGAGGATTTGGTAGCCGGAATGCCCGTTGCGGGAGTACGGCAAGGCTTCGCCCCATGCCTGGCCGGCATCGGTCAGTTCCCACTCGTCGCGGTCGTTGCGATTCTGGAAACCCAGGCCCGCCAGCCGGAGGTTGACCGCCCTGGCCGACAGACCGATTTGCTCACCGAGCTTTGTCGGGTTCACCGCTGCCAGAGGATCGTTGCAGGCGGGCAGCGCCCGACGCATCGTCTCCACCGACAGGCCAGTGTTCTCCTGGATACAGGTGAGCGTCGCTGCCATGGCGATGCCTTGCTTGACGCCGGGCACCTTCGCCACTGCTTCGCCGATCATCAGGATGGCGGTGACGCGGTCCTGGGTCGGCGCCGGCAGTGCGGCGACGGAGCCGGGCACCGCATAGGAACCGGTCTTGCGGATCGAGGGCAGAACCTCGTGGGTCACCCAGCGCTTGAAGCGCTTGGCCTCGGGCTTGCGGCTGCCGAGCACCAGGTTGAAGAGACCGGACTCGTTGACCACGGTCATCTCCTGCTGCCCGCCAGGGGTGTGAATTGAACTCACACCCTTCTCGTCGTCGTCCAGGCGCTCCAGCGCCTTACGATCGAGGTTCAGGGTAGAGAGCAGGTCGGCGGCGACGAACATCGGCTCGCCGTCCTGGCCGAGGACGACACGCACGTCATGCGACTCGAAGTCGAAGGCGACGATCTGGTTCATTTCGTCACCTCCACGGCGATCACGCCCACCGTGTCCGACCCGAGGCAGCCGTTCTCACGGGCCAGGGTGTAGAGGCTGTCGAGCGCACTGCGGCGGCGGTGGATGCTCGCGCTCTCGGCATTGAGGGTCTGGATGGCGAAGGCCACTTCATCCAGGGTGGCGTCGAGCAGGGGCTTCTCCACCAGATTGCCGTAGCGGTCCTGATAACGGATCGCGGCGGTCAGGTGTTCGCCGGCATAGGCGCCGAGCTTGGCTTGCAGGGATTGATGCAGGGTCGGGGTTTTCATTCGTGGTGCTCCTGGACGAGGGCAATCCGGTAGCTGGCCTTGCCGGGTTTGACGGTGCGGGCCTTGGCGAACGTCTCCTTGAGGGTCGTCGGCCAGGCGTTGAAGCGGGTCTCGGGAATCGAATAGTCGGTATCGATGTAGTCGCCGACCTTGTCGCCGGCAGCGGCGATACGCTGGGCGATTTCGGCCAGCTGCGGCTGATCCCAGACGACCTTCTTGGGCACGTCGACCGTGATGCGCAGGGGGCCATCGGAGAGATGGCAGACGCCGAAGTCCTTGCCGGATGCCTGTCTGACTGCCACGGCCTGCTCGGCATAACGCTGGTCGAGCGCAGCATGGAAGCGATCAAGCACGCCCTTGACCAAGGACTGCAGGGTCAGCAAATTGGTGTGTGCCTCTTGCAGTTGTTCCGGCGGCAGCGCGGCGATCTGAGCAATGCTCATTTCGGCCAACGGCATGGCCTGCTCGATGTCGACGGGTGAAGTGTGGGAAGTCATCATGCTTGCCCTCCTGACTTCGCCACGCGCTCGGAGGTCGAATCGTGCAGCGCGCTATATTCGAAGTCGATGACGGCTTCGAGGGGATAGCTGACTCTTTTCGACAACTTGAGGTAGCGAGGTCCGCGACCTTCGCTGCGCCAGCGCTGCAAAGTTTTGGGGCTGAGACCCCAACGCTGTGCGAGCTCGTTTTCGTTCAGGACCCGGCGGTCGCCAGGTGCCAGGCTAGTGATCGCCGGGTGGGACGACCGAGGGATGTTGCTTGCCGGTGTCGGCATATAAACCTCCAATGACGTTGTTGAGGAAGAGATGTCATTGGAAAATTTCGGTGGCGAACATAAGAGGGACGGAACGGCGAACCACGAGGAAACTTCTGGTTCGCCATTGCCCGGAGCACAGAAGCAAAAACGGCGAGCACAGGGCTCGCCGTCTTGGCATGTGTATTGGCGTCAGTGGTTCAGTTCGCGAACCCCAGCGCTTTGCGTTGCTCGTCCCAATCACGTGGCAGCTGGTCACGGCGGCCGCGCAAGGTGTGAAGATTCAGATCACGGGGCTGGCGGCCCTCAAGGACGGACTCAATGATGTCCGGTGCAAGCGTGGTCAAGCGCAAGACCTCGGCGACCCAACCTGGCTCGAGCTTCAATGAGCGTGCCAAGTCATTCGCGGTGGGATAGCGCCCCTCATCGAGCAATCGCTGCCAGTAGAAAGCTTTGCCCAACATCCTGATCATCGGCAGATCGTGGCCACCAGCACCGAGAATGGAGTCGTCTCCATGTGGCGGAATCATGACCTTGCGGTTCTGTTTGCGACGGATGGTGAGCGGCACCACCGTTACCCGCTGTTGGCCAGTGGTGTAGTTGCGGGCATCGCCGCCGATATCGATACGAACCATCCGCAGCTTGGGATTGTCGGCCTTCATGGCTGGTTTGCTTGGTTGCCTCATGCGAACACCTCCTCCATGGATTCCTTCATCTCCTCGACCAATGGGTGTGCGGCAATGTCAGCCCCCAGGCCGAGCCAACCATCCTCGCGCCAAAGGATGTCCAGTCCCTGCCCGTGCAGTTGGACACGCTCGATCAGCAGTTGTGTGATCCGCTGCTGCTCGATCGGAAAGAGTTGTTCCCACACTGCCCCGATGCGTTGCATCGCAATCACCACATGCGCTTCATCGAGTTCGGCACCCGCAGCGTGCTTCTGGCAGGATCGCCACGTGGCCACCAAAATCTCTGGCGATCGCAGGGCCAGATGGATCTGCTCCAGAACAGCAGATTCGATCTCAGCTGCGGGCAGCGCACCGACATCCGCAGCCCCCGGTTGCAATGTGGCTCCGGCATTCCGCCGCTTGTGCAGGTAGGGCACGTAATAGCGGTAGAGCCGTCCGTTTTTCTTCTTGGTGAAATGGTGAATCATGCGCTGCCCATCAGGTGCAAACAGCAGACCCGCCAGCAGTGCCGGATGTTCGGTGCGATGCTCACGCGGGCCTTGCTTCCGCCGTTCGATGAAAGCGTGGGCGGCATTCCAGAGTTCCGGAGAAACGACGGCTTGGTGTTGCCCCGGATAACTCTCTCCCTTATGCACCATCTCACCAAGGTAGATGCGATTGCGCAGCATGGCGAACAAGTATTGCTGATCGATCGGTCGGCCCGTCCGATACTGTCCTCCCTGGGTGACCCAGGACTTCGTGGTGTGGCCCTCGATGGCAAGTTCGCGGACAAGCTGCGCTGCCGAACCATGCTCGGCATATCGGCAGAAGATGTCGCGCACCAGTTCAGCCTCGGCGGCATTGACGATCAATTTGCGCTCGACAACGTCGTACCCGAGGGGCGGCATCCCGCCCATCCACATGCCCTTGGCCTTGCTCGCGGCAATCTTGTCGCGGATACGCTCGCCGGTGACCTCGCGCTCGAACTGCGCGAAGGACAGCAGAATGTTGAGTGTGAGCCGCCCCATGGAGGTGGTGGTATTGAACTGCTGGGTGACGGAAACGAACGACACCCCGTTGCGATCGAACACATCGACCAGTTTGGCGAAATCCGACAAGGCCCGGGTTAAGCGATCGATTTTGTAGACCACGACGATATCGATCTTGCCGGCCTCGATATCGGCCATGAGACGTTTGAGCCCGGGACGATCCAAGTTGCCACCGGAATAGCCACCGTCGTCGTAGCCATCGCCGACGGCAACCCAGCCTTCGTGACGCTGGCTGGCGACAAATGCCAAGCCGGCATCCCGTTGTGCTTCCAGGCTGTTGTACTCCTGGTCCAATCCTTCGTCGGTGGATTTGCGCGTATAGATGGCGCAGCGTTTTTTGGGGACGATAGGCTGCGAAGGTGTCGCCATGGTGCGGTTCGCTCTCATGCTGCCTCCTGCTTGCTGCGTGTCTTGAGTCCAAAAAATAGCGGGCCTGACCATGGGCATCCGGTAATCACCCTGGCCACCGCCGTCAGGCTCGTGAAACGCTGCCCCCGGTATTCGAAGTCGCGCACACCGCGCACCAGAACATGGTGTTCGACATCATCATAGATGCGCGTCAGGATGGTTCCCGGCAGGAGGCGATCAGCTTCGCGCTGAAGATTCTTGGGCAGCACGCCAGTCTCGCCGATGCTCTCCAGTTTGCGCCGTACCGATACCTTGAGACCGCCGAACGCCCGCTCCTGGAGCTTGTAAGCCAGTCGGCTCTCCAACCAGGTACGGTGATGATGATTCGGTCGCTGATCGAAATGCTCGTCCCACAATGCCCAGATGCTGTCCATCGGCAGCAGGGGAAGTTGAGCGATGCGAGCCGAGATCGTGGCCGTATCGGGCAGGGGTGCGTGTGTCGTCATGGGCGAACTCCTTCTTGCTGATTGGGGTTCGCATTCACGCGCTGTGGGTGGGAGAAGCCAAGATAAACTGGCTCTCTACGACCAGATTTATCTGGATCGTCTGACGCTGAATTTCTGGTGCGCAGTCGCAACAATGCTGCAGAGAGCAAGTCGGCGATTTCTTCGTGCGCGTGTCGGGGGCTTGGTGTCCCCCGGTCGATTGAGATGAGTTCGATGTCGTGCATGATGGCAAGCGTTCCATAAGGTAACGCTGCTCATGCTATGTATGAAGGCGACTCCGGGTAACGCGTTTTAGCGGAAGTAAGCACCCTATTGATCGGTGCCACACAGTTTCGTGATGGTTCGAGACTGGGTGTTCGAAATTAGAAGA